TAATGCCGAGAGTGCTTACCGAGCGTATTTGGCTGATTTGGATGAGGAGTATGAAGATGACTACAGGAATGAGAAAGCCGAGACGTATAATGATTATCCATAAGCGGCAACCAATAATGCCAAGCGTGCGATAAAGTACAAAGAGGAAAACGGGTCTTCTTGCGGAACGTCAGTAGGCTGGACACGGGCGAGGCAGTTGGCTAATAGAGAGAGCTTGTCAAGAGCCACGATTGCAAGAATGGCATCATTTAAAAGGCATCAGCAGAATAAAGACGTGCCGTATGATGAGGGTTGTGGAGGTATTATGTGGGACGCTTGGGGGGGTGATGCAGGAGTCAATTGGGCGATAAGAAAATTGGATCAAATAGACAACAAAAATAAGAGTATGATTTACACATATAAGGCGGCAAGGCTTGAGTTTAAGGATGTGGACAGCAAGAAAATGACCGTTACGGGTTATTTCTCTAAGTTTGGCAATGTGGATAGTGATGGGGATATAATGATGCCAGGTGCATTTAAGCGTAGTATTGCTGATTGGGGGCCAGAAGGCAAGCAGAGAATTAAGCACTTGATGAACCACAGACCTGATATGCCTCTTGGAAGGTTGGCAGTCTTGAAAGAGGATAGCTACGGCCTTTACTATGAGAGTGATTTGGTAAAGACTACATTTGGTATGGACTTTATTAAGATGGCTGAAGGTGGGATAATAACAGAACACTCAATTGGCTTCAATACCCTCACAGAAACAAAAGGGTCTATGGGTAATGAGATAAAGGATGTCAAGTTATTCGAGGGTTCTTCCCTAACGGCTTGGGGTGCAAATATGGACACGCCATTCCTTGGATTTAAGTCAGAAATGGACATAAACGAACTTAAGCAAGAAATTCGTATTTTTGAAAAGTTTATACGCAATACCGATGCATCTGATCATGTAATCGATTTGTGTGTAATTAAAATTAGGCAATTAGCACAAGCGGTCGAGAGATTAAGTAGCACGAAGGCAACAGTAAATGAGCCGGAGCAGCCAAAAGTTGACGAGATGCTTGAGAAAAGTTTAATATCTATTCTCAAACAGTTTTAAAATCAACAAATGGAAAATTTAAAAGAGTTCCAAGCTGCTCTGGAACTTAAAATGAACGAGCAAAAACAAGAGGTGGCTGCTGCTACCGAGAAGGCTGCAAAGTCCTTCGAAAGCAAAGTTGAGCAAATCAACGAAGAGATGCAAAAGGCTAACAAGACTGCCATTGAGGCTCTTGAGCAAGTTAAAGAAGCTAAGGCTGCATTCGGTAAGATTGCTGCTAAAGCAGAAAGCAAAGTTGCAATGTCTTACAATGACCACATCAATTCTATCAAGTCTGAAATAGCTGCTGGTATTGAGAAGGGTTATGGTCAGATTAAAGAAGCTGTTCGTGGTAATGGCAAAGGATTTAGCTATGAGCTTGATCAAAAGGCCGTAGGTGTAATGACAACCGGTAACAACCTTACAGGTTCTGTTTACACTTCTTATGTTGACAATCCATTCCTGAGAGCTTATGTGAACCCACATTTGCGTTCAGTGTTCAACATTGTTCCTGTTTCTACCGGTTCAGTATCTTTCCCAAGGGGTAACACTCCAGTTGGCGAAGGTTCTTTCGGTAAGCAAACTGAAGGTAATGATAAGCCACAGATTGATTATGATGTAACAGTTGTAAACACTGCTCTGTCATTCATCGCTGGTTATGCAAGGGTTTCTCGCCAGATGATTGATGATCTGCCTTTCTTGCAAGCTTACTTGCAGCAGTCACTGATTGAAGATTTCCAAAGAGCTGAAGATACTTATTATCTTAACGCTATCGCTTCTGCTGCAACTGCTGGTGTTTCTTCTGGTGCCAACACTGCTGAGAAGTTCATTGATTACGTTGCACAGCTTGGTTCTGCCAACTGGACTGCTAACCTCGCATTGATAACTCACGCAGGTTGGGCAAGTTTGTTGAAGACTAAGCCTGCTGACTACTCAGTACCTGGTGGAATGACCATTGACAACAATGGTAACATCCGTATCGTAGGTGTACCTATTATACCTCATAGCTTGGTTACTACTAGCAGAATGTATGTGTTGGATACGTCAAAGTTTGCCATCGCACAACAATCTGGTCTGGCTGTAAGGTCAACAGAATTTAACCAAGATGATTTCATAAAGAACCTCATCACATTTAGATGTGAGGCTCGTTGTGAACTCCTTCAGTATCAGCCAACTGCTGCTATCTACGGAGCAATCTAAAAATAAACGGGGAGAGGAGGGACAGCTCTCCCCACTTTTTTTTATGCCATACAGCTACGGATATTTTAAGCAAGAGTATTTCAACCATCTATTTGACAATTTCAAGATAGACATTGAGATATTGGATGTAGGGCCAGGTGCGGGAACGTATGGTAATTTATTGAATCAGGACTTTCAGTTTATTGACTGCATAGAGATTCATCAGCCATACCGATCACAATTCCTGCTTGACAAGATATATCGTAACGTATTTATGGGCAATGTCCTTGAGTTTGACTACGCTTATTACGACTACATCATCCTAGGCGATGTGTTGGAGCATATGAGTGTTGACGATGCTCAAAAACTGCTCTTTGATATAACAGATAAAAATATATACTGCATGGCTGCGGTGCCCTATAAGATGCCGCAAGGTGCTGTGGGAGGCAATGTGTATGAAACACATTTGCAGGATGATTTGACTGTTGAAAACTTTACTGACAGATACCCGATGATGCGAGGCCTATTTCGGAATAGCGAGTACGGGTATTATGTAAACTATAACTACTTATGAACATAGTCGCATCTATCCACTTGTATCATCCAAACCACAACTGCGGTGCGGAAGCAATGATGCATCAAGTATTGAAAAGCTTGCAACAAAAAGGACACAATGTTAGAGTTCTTCTAAATCAAGCTAATCATTACAAGATAACTTCTAATTACGTTTTTGATGGGGTGGATGTATTTCCTCCCAACACAAATGTGGTAGAAGGGTTATATAACTGGGCAAATGTGATTTTTACCCATCTCGATTATACAAGATGGAGCATACATATGGCTGCTATGCATAAAAAGCCTGTTATGCATTTTATACATAATACTCACTTGTACCCAGAGATTGCAGATGCGGAGAAGACTCAATATGTGGTTTATAATTCGCAGTGGGCAAAGGACAAATTGAATTATAAGTGGGACAATATGATAATGACTCCTCCCGTTGATTGGAGACATTACGACACGAAGGTTAACACGATGAAAAGTCAGTATGTGACTTTGATAAATGTTAATGAGAATAAGGGTGGAAAAATATTTACAGAGATAGCGAGGGCAATGCCAAATAAGCATTTTTTAGGTGTTCTTGGGTCGTATGATGAGCAAGTAACCACTAATCTGCCTAATTTAAAGTATATTTCCAATACTGTTGACATATTGGATGTCTATAAGCAAACAAGGACTTTACTTATGCCTTCAACATATGAGAGTTGGGGTCGGACTGCAACGGAGGCGATGTGTAGTGGTATTCCGGTGATAAGCAGTGAGGCTGAAGGTTTGAAAGAGAACTGCGGCAATGCAGGAATTTATATAAAAAATAGGAACGATGTTAAGGAATGGGTTGAAGCAATTGCAAAGTTGGATGACGAAAAAACTTACTTCACGGCATCAAAAAAAGCAAAAGCACGATCAAGAGAGCATGATCCGAGAGAAACACTTGATAGATTTGAGCTATGGCTCAAAGAAAAAGTTTACAGCTACAAACATTGAACATGAGTATATTGGTCAATAGCATATCGGTTATAGCGGATTCATCAGTCGAGCCTGTATCAATCACGGATGCAAGGAATTGGCTAAAGCTCGATACTGCTTACACGGAGGATGACAATCTGATTGCGGAGCTTATAACGTCTGCGAGAAAGCATATAGAGAAATTGACTGGGGTAAATTTAGTCAACAAAAGCATGAAGGTGCTTATTGATGTTTATGGCCTTCCTCAATGGCCTACCTATGTCGTTGACCTACCTTATGGGCCGGTTGTTTGTGTTGATTTAGTTAGACTAAAAGCAGGTATAAATACTTACGATACCTTAACTAAAAATACGCATTACGAGTTTATAGGTGGCAAGCTTTGGCTTTATGCTGTTGGTAATTACGAGGTGACATACACAAGTGGTTACGGTGATTGCCCTGCAGACTTAGAGACCGATATTTTGACCTTAGTTGCTTGGAGCTATGAGAATAGAGGCAAGAAGATGGAAGGGCAAGGAAGGGAAGGATTGCTGCGTAGCTACCCTAATTGGGATGGCATGAATTATCATCAGTATAAAAAAGTAGTTATATAATGGCAGGAATTATCAAAGTCAACGGAGTCAATCAAACCATCTCAAAGATTAATAAGTTTGCGGAGAGGAAGATTGTGAAGTTGGATAAGATAATGGATCAAAGCCTAAAGAGTATGGCTACTCAGGCTAATGTCAATGCACCTGGAGAGATTAAAGGTACAGTCAGGACACAAAGGATAGATGTATTGGCTTACGATATCGGTTCAGAAGTGCCTTATGCTGCGTATGTTGAGTTTGGTACAGGTGATGCTGCAAGAGGATATGTACCAAGTCTTCCTCCGGAGTGGCAAGAAGTAGCAAGGCGTAAGATTATAAATGGATTAGGTAGAACGGGTGTGCAGAAATTCCTTTACCCTGCGGTGGAGGACGGCTTGCCAGAGATGATAAAGAAAATGAAAGAAAATGCTTGATACAAGTAATGCCGTGAGGCAGGCATATATAACAGCTTTAAATGGCAACATTACCTATGATAGTGTGAATGTTCCAGTATATGGAAACATACCATTTAAGACACCACCAAAGAAATATGTTATCATAAGTGATATAAGAGAAGTGCAAGACCTTAACAACAATGCGTTTTTTAATAATGTTGTTGTAACTTTGGATATATTTGCTGAGCAATACATGACAAATGACAATGGGGTTGTGGATAATATTGCTTCGCAGATAATGCAGATTTTGATGCCGGTGCCAGGTTCTAAACTTTTCGCTCAGACAAATCACGACATTTATCCAAGCCAAAGGTTATCATCAAGGTACTTACCGCTTCAAAACGGGCAGGACTTTGTAGCGAGAAAAATAATAACAATTAGTAATTTAGTAAATCAAAAATAAAGAACAATGGCGCAGATTCTTTCAGTTAACCAAAATATCGAAATAGATGTAGCCGGTGGCACATCATTTAAGAATTTGGTATGTACAAGCAGCGCAACGCTGAATACAACTCTTGCTACTACGCAAGATCAGACTTCATGCGGTGTTTTGACTGCTGTCGGTGAGCCTTCCATGACAATAGATTTTGATGCGGTATGTGAGACTGCTCCTACCGTAGCACAAATCTCTTACGAGGATTTGCTTGCTGCTTCTGTAAACAAGACTTTGGTAAATGTAAGGATGCAGAACCCAGTTGTGACTGGCTCTTCTCTTGGTGCTGCTTACTACCATCAATTCTTTGCTTACATCACTGATTTGTCACTTGCTTCAACAGTTGGTGAGTTTATCAAATTTAGCGGAACATTATCAAGCACAGGAACACTTGACGTAATCCCATAATAGAATATGAATACTGCGACTATAACCATGAATGGTCATACCATCAGCCTTCGCTATGGTATGGCTTCATTTAGGTACTTAACTGAAAGATTTGTTGACGGCATCAGCTTTGACAATGGATCATTGAACGAGATAGGCTTATCACACATTCTTTATAGTGGTTATACGAACCATTGCCTTGTAAAGGATATAAAGAAGGAGTATACCTTTGAGTTCTTCGTAGATTATGTTGAGGCACATCTTAAAAATGAACCTTTTATGGCTGAAGTGATGGATGCGTTAAAAGTATGGACTGACAGCGATTTCATCAAACAGACTCAAGAGGCGAATCCTGACGAGCCAAAAAAAAAGACTTAACGTGGGATGAGATTGAGGCTTTTGCCTTTGGAGAGCTTTGCTTGAGGCCCATGGAGTTCTACGAGATGGCTCCACGGCATCTTGGCTTGATGATTAGAGGTCATCAGGAAAAGAAGGTGGATACTTATAGGCAGACACGAATGCTGATGTTTACGATGGTGAGGCTTCATGCCGACCCAAAGTCAGCACCTAAGACACCGGAGGCTTTGTGGGAGTTGCCTGGTGATGCTGTTGCGAACCCAGTAGAAGAGGCT